ATTGAGGATAGTATTTTGGCTGCTAAGAGTGCAATTGAAGAAGGTTGTGTTCCTGGTGGTGGTTATACATTCTTGAGGGCTGCTATGTCTCTGACCAAGGATAAGAAGTTCTGGAAGGAGCTTACTGAGGATGAGGCTGAGGGTGCTAAGATTGTTGTTAATTCACTTCCTATCATCATGCACACTATCGCAGAAAATAGCGGTGTTAGTGGTGATGTAATCGTTAAGGAGGCTAAGTCATTGAAGTCTGGTTTTGGTTATAATGCTAAGACTGGTAAGGTTGTCGACTTGGTAGAGGACGGCATCTTAGATTCAGCAAAGTCTCTCCGTGTATCATTAGAGAATAGTATATCAGCTGCTAGTATGATCTTGCTTGTTGATTGTACTATTACTGATGACTTGAGTGGTAAGGATGGAGCTGAGCCTGCAACTAAGAGTATGATGATGTAGTAGACTTGCAATTTGTTCATATAGGGTACTGTGCTTGAGATTTTAGGTGCAGTACCCGAAATTTTGAACTAACATTGACAATACTGCATAAGAGAGCTCCTAGATGCCTAAAATGTGAGGATAAAATAAAAATAAAATCAATGGAAGGTATAGAAGACGAGAACGAAAAATACGGAAATCTAAACCTAAGTGATTTTGGAAAATTGGTAAAGAGTGGTGACTTAGAAGATGAGAGTGATGACTATAAATGGAAAACTCTCCTAACACTAACTATGATGCCAAAACCTTTCGGGATGACTTGGAAGAGAGATAAGATGATAGAATTCTTAAAGAGTAGGGGTTATAGTATCGTAAAGAGATTTGACCTTGACACTGATGAGGAGTTTGAAGTTGCTGTGAAGTCTGGTACTGATTTTGTGCCGGATACTAGGAACATAGTAGAAACTTTCGCAGAGGAGATGCAGAGTTTTATCATTGAGTGGTCAACAAGTTTTAGTAAGGATAAGAAATAATGGAAGTAAAGGACTCTGTACTAGCAAAGTGGTCTATCTTGATTAATGCATGTAAATCTTATTACATAGATTCACAACCAACAGGATTAAGTGATTCTGATTATGACGGGATGGAACAGAGAGCAATTGATGAGGATGGTTTTTTCGTAAGAGACTATGTATTTGACACGTACTTGAAGGGTGTTAAGACAAAGAACTCATATATAGAAAAGATCAAAAAATTCAAAGCACCTAAGTCAATGTTAGATGCTATTAAGAAGTCAATTGTAGAACTAGGGACTGATAAAATCTATCTGGACTTGAAATATGATGGTTCTAGTATAGCTGTTTATATCGATCCCACTAACGGAGTTCCAAAAAGAGTAGTGACAGTCGGGAATGCAAATATTAACGATTGGGGTGTAGATCAGACAGCTAAGTTGTTTAATTTCTTACCTCAACGTTTTCCAAGAGGTATTGTTGCTATACAGTGTGAAGCTCTTATTGATATTGCAAGATTAGATAAGAGTATTGATCCAGAAAAAGCAAGACAGAAAGCGAATGGTCTTATTAACTCTAAGTACTGTGATCAAGAAGTATCGGAACTACTAACCTTAAGAGCATATAGGTATTATACTGATGACTCTGAGGAAGGTAAGAAAGTAAGGGAATCTGATTATAGGGACGTCTTACAGAGTTTTGATACAGTTAGGTCTCAGCAGGATAATCACATCTTATTTAGCCCTGCACAAGTTTGGACATTACCTGAATTAGAGGGTATTCCAGGTTTTTGTGAGAGCGATAGGACAGTTACTGATACAGGTACTTTCTTAAATGATGGATGGGTGCTTTATAATGAGCATGGTATCTGTCAGAGAGCTATTAAGTATGCAGGAGCTGGTAGTGGTACTGAGGCAATAAAGACCAGAGTTAGAAGCATAATCTGGAATGATCAGACTTGCAAGGGAAAGGATAGTTGGAGTGCTAATGTAGAAGTAGAGCCAGTACAAGTAAAAGGCTGTACTATCAAGAAACCAAGTGCAGGAAGTGTTAGTAAGTTAATAAAGAACAACATAACACCAGGCGCAGAGGTTGGTATTATCTTAGCAAACAGTACTATTCCTATGGTTGGTAATGTATTTAAGCCAGGTAACGGTGATTATATGTGGCCTTCTTGTAAGTGTGGTTATAAGTTAGGTGCTAAAGATATCTATGGTAGTCTATTGAAGTGTGGAAATCCTAGGTGCAGTGAAAGACTTGGAAGAATGAAAAAAGTCTTGGCAGGTACAAACTCACCAAAGGATCTTGACCTGAACAAACTATTAGTAATTGATAGGTTCAGGTGGGAGAATACACAAGTTTCAGTAGATAAGCTAGTAGAGTTAGCAGTGAGTGATGATAGTAAAGCTTATTATGATTACTTACGTGGATTCTTAAAAACAGACCTTCAGATTAGGAACTTAGATCTTGTTTGGTTGGCAAGTTTCAAAGCAATACAAGAACATGTTAGAGGAAAGCAGTAGTAGTTTTATAAAGACTATCAACGATACTGACTATACACAGACAGTTCAATATGTATATCTCAAGCTGATAGACAAGTATAGGAACATTGCAAGAATCTCAGATATATTTACACTTCTTAGAGAGGCGTTTGATATTGATGAGTGGATTGCATTGGACCCTAATATCTTACAAAATGGAAACCTGGAATCTTACTTAATTGATGAACAGATTGAGTGGATGAATAATAAGCCAGTGGATTTTGATGATATCTACCAGGCATTACTTAAGGCAGGTGATTTTGTAGGGAGTGAAAGGAAGAAGTTTGAACAAGGAAATGTAAGAGAGCGATTATGGGCTATCTTCCTTGTTATTACGAAGCCAGATTTAAATTTAAAATATAATTCTTAATTATAAAAAGATGATAGAAGTTAATTTGTATGCAATTCCTGCTAAGGATGCAGGAGCAACAGTAGGTCGTTGTATTGACCGTACACGTTATGACATGGATGTTATGAAGGTTAGTGTCATGGAATTCGTTAAGGGTTTCTTGAAGACTAATATTCCTAACTTCGATGCATCAGTGAACAATCCTGACATTATTAGCTTAATCAATAGTGACGATACGCTCACTACGAAGGATTTTGCTTGTATTAACTATTACCTCATTAAGTCAGGTTATATGGTTGCAATTCAGAATGTAACCGAAGATGAGGAAAATCCATTGTCTATTCCAGCTGAGATGATTGAGTGGAATATCATGGATTACAATTTCATGCAAAATGGATACCCAACTACTACTAAGATTGTACAGTCTGGTGGTACTGATGTAGTATCTGTGCTTGATAATATCGCTAACAATACTGGCTTGTTCCGTGAGGATAAGTTTGGTGGTATTAAGAACCCACTTAAGGAGTTAGTAGATACGATTAAGAAGATCAAAGAGGTTAAGGGTAGTATCGAACCAGGCCCAGTAACGAAGGCTTATGAGGTACTTGATAATCTTGGCATTAAGGTATTCTGCGCAGTTAGTGAAGATTAATAAAGGATAGGTATGACGACACTACAGGATGACTTAATTGAAATCTATAATAACCTAATAGTTTTCAATAAAGATACACTTGTAAATAGTAATCCACTACCTATCACTGTAAAATTTGAGAAGGAGTCCAATTCCCTATTATTTGAACAACTTGGTAATTCAGTTAGGATTGGACTTCCTGTTTATTACTCGCTTGGCCTTGATAGTATTAAGTTAACATATCTCCTACCAAAAGACTATGACTATCTGATGTATAATCTTAGTAGTCTTATATCAAGTGGTAGGTTACTTGATGATCGTATATGTTTGAGTCCAGAGAATTATGGATTTGATGTGTATGGTGTTAACTTAAAGGAATTCTGGAAAGGCCCTGAGATTCTAGGCACTGTTAGATTTGTGTCTAGTAATTCTTGGTTATTTAGGTTCATAACAAAAAGAAAATATAAGCTATGATTCAAGTAATTGTAGAGAATGTATCTATTACTGGTATTAAACTTCCAGAGTACAAACATCCTGGTGATAGTGGTATGGATGTAAGGGCCGACATTGAAGAGCCCGTTACACTCAAGCCATTAGAGCGTAGGTTGATAAGTACCGGATTGAAGTTTAAAGTACCAGAGAACATAGAAATTCAGGTTAGACCTAGAAGCGGCCTTGCACTAAAGAAGGGAATAACAGTACTAAACACGCCAGGTACAGTAGATGAATCGTATGAAGGTGTAGTAGGTGTTATCTTGATTAACTTAAGTGCAGAGGATGTAGTAATAAATCCAGGTGATAGAATAGCACAGTTAGTTTTTGCAAGAGTAGAAAAAGCAGAGTTAAACTTAGTTGCCAAGATCTCAGAGAGTACAGAGAGAGGTAGTGGTGGCTTTGGTAGCTCAGGTATTAATTAAAAAAAAATAAAAAGTTATGGAATCAAATGAGAAATTAACAATGTGTAGTATTGAAAGAAGAGAACAATTAATCGTAGGTTGGAAAAATGCAGATGAGGTAGCAGCTAGTGTGTGGAGTAGTATTCACAGCAAACTAGTTGAAGGTACTCTCGTGTTTGCCTATAAGTCTACCAATGATAAAATTGACTTAGTTCAGTTAGTAGTAGTTAGAAATCTTAGGAGGGATGCATTTGGTAACCCTACTGGTTTGGATAATAGCTATGCAGTTGGTATGGTAACAAAGGGATTCACAATGCTTCTTCCTAATGTACCTCTTACTTATGTTGAGAATGATGTAATTAACGACATGAAGAAGTACAAACTAGAAAAAGACTTAATGGATCTCTATAAGCAGGTTATTAAAAATTTTGAAGAGAAGTATGGCAGTAAGTAAGCAAAAAAGACCTAGAGTATTAGCAATCGATCTTGGTTATTCATCAGTTAAGATTTCTTTTATTGATGATAATGGAAGTTTGGTAAATTATAAGATGATTTCTGCAATTTCCGAACTCCCAGAGGCACCACTTGAGATCGATAATGATACAGTATTTAAGCTAAACGAAAAATGGTATGTAATTGGCCCTAACTCACTTAAGCTTGATAGAAATTATCGACTTAAGCTAGAGACATACGAGCAGATGAAGGCAATCTATCCAGTTGTGATTAGTTACTTTCTCAGCAAGTATTCAGATATTAAGTGGGACAAGGTAGCAATTGGATTATCTATGGCATTTAGTGATAAAGCAGATGACCTATTAAAGTTTCTGTATGAGTCACTCTTGATTAGTCCAGATACCAACTTCTTTGTATGCTTACCACAGGGTCTTGCATGTAAAGCGGCTTTTGCTAAGTACGGTCAGAATGTAAAAGATAGCAATATTCATACAACAGATAATAAGCTAGATTCATATGTAATCTGCGATGGTGGTTATCTGAGTATTGATATTTGCGCAGTGATTGATCAAAAATCTGCAGCTGGTGCAACTATTGGAATTCCGGATACAGGAGTTATCTGTATTTCTAGGGACGTCGCAGAATATATCTATAAGACGTACGAATATAGAATTTCAACAAAGGAAGCACAGACGGTAGTGGATTCAGGTATCTTAACAAGGAGAGGAAAGGTAATTGACTTATCTGATGTAGTAGATAAGTATACAAGAATTTACCTAGCTAATGTACTTAACTTATTGGAAGAAAAATACTCATCACAATTAGATGCAAGTAATGGACTTCTGATAGTAGGTGGATTATCTCACTTCTTCGCTAAGTACTTGAATGATGAGCAGTTTATCAAGGAAGTAGAAAAGCACTTCCCAGTTAGCTTCATCCACGTACCAACAGATTACGGTGAGTACTATAATTCAATCAGCTATATGTTAATTGCAGAAAAGCTGATGGGTTATGTAGAATAAAAAAAGAGATAGAGGGATTATGAATTAGTATAATCTCTCTATTTTATTTTAGTAATTAATATGACAAGTAAGACAATTAAAGGTCAGGCATGGATTATGGGAAATAAACTATTGCAGGACCAAACGTTAATCTTATCTAATGGTGAAACAAGCAATAATACAGTAGCGCTAGTAGATGATATCTGGAAGGACTTGACTAGTGATAATGGAACTTATAAATATAATGGTAAGTCTTATTTCTATTGGACCTATAAGATGACATCAATGGAGGACGATAGTGTTGAAGTAGAAGTAATGATAGAGTGCCCTAGACCTAAAGATGGTTTGTGGGGTGATGGTCCATTTGATCAAGAACTAGCCACTGCAAAGGGTGATTGGGCTAAGTACTGGTTGAAGAAATTTAAAACTGCTTATGATAATGCAGTAAATTCTCAGACAATTCAACCAAAAGAGATCCTATTCCCAGGCACTCAATATGTAACACCAACAGGAGACCTTAAAGAGGTAGAGGAGAAAAGAATACAGAGGGATGACTTAGGAGATATAGAGAACCTCCTCAGTGCTTTTTAAAATAACCCTAACTATGCTGAAAATCTATATAGGAAGACAGAAAAATTAACTGAGGTATAGTTAGGGTTATCAGATTGACGAAAAAGAAATAGTAGAACAATTAAGTCTACTATTAATTTTTTTATTTTTCTCTGCCTAGCTCCCTCTCAATAAAATCTTTAGCGAGGGGACCAACATTGCAGTATTTCTCTAAGTCCTTGAAATTCTCATCCAGTTCTTCTTGTGATGCTGTCTTTAAGAAGTGTTCAAGGTTTTCAATTAACTTACTCATACTCGAAACTCTTTAACTGTTTTATTATGGTTTCTCTTTCTCTCCTCTTCTAGTTCAAGGAGTGACTGGTTTGATAGTCTGATGGAGTCGATTATTCTATTCATCGTTTCCATTGCTTCCTCCTGATTCTTATAGGTCTGTTTGATATAAAAACAGTCTGTCCTATTAGATCCAGGAAACTTTACAATGAACTCACCAGACACATCATCGCATAAGTGGTATAGTGGCAACCAAATACCAATTATGTTTCTTCCGTACAGTGTAAATAGCCCACTTACATCATCCTTAACAACCTTAAACCTTTTCATATCTGACAGGGTTGTTATGTGCATGATGAAATATAATAATGCAAGTACCGCAACTATGATAAAAAATACTTTCATACTTTTATTCTCTTTACTATTTTTAACTTACTACTCTTTTTCTTAACCTTACCTCTCTTGATTATCTCTACAATGTCGTCTATATTCTTTTGTGCCTCACTTTCTCTTCGGTAGGATTTCATAACTAGGACATTGTCATCGTAAGATTTCAAGACTAGATATCCATTACACATATTGTATAGTAATCTCCAGAACCCTAACTTGTTCTTAGCCATCACTACAAAAGCGCCATCTAATCTTCTACAAATTCTAAAATCCTTCAAGTTAGGCGTCTTGTATAACCTGTTTAAGATAGTAGGTATTACAATGAAAACTGCTATGAAAATACAAGCTAACGTAAGACCTGATAAGATTGCAGCTAGTACATCAATAAACGTCATACTTTATAATCCTTTATTATTCTCTTATTATCACCTTTCTTGCACTGATTAGATTCTCTCAGTTTTGCCATCATATCATCTAACACTTTAACAGCTTCCTCCTGAGTGTCATAGCTTTCTTCTATCCTAATCTCGTCAACCTTTTTAGTTCCCTTCTGATTAATAACTAGAATGCTATCATCACGTTCACTCTTCTTCAGCGCATTAAATAGAGGAATCCACTTACCTAGATAATTTTTGCAGTATATCGCAAACTTATTATCTGTTGTTATTTCCACTATCCTGAAGTCTTTTCCGTTTGGTTCAAAAGCTGCCGTTACTGTACCTACTACAAGTACAATAAGAAGTGCAACTATTAATAATGAACCAAATATTACAAATGCTTTCATGCTTTAAATGTTTTTATAATTGTTCTCTTACTCTCTTTTGATTTTCTTACTGCATTCAATAATCTATCAATCGTTAGGCGTGCATCATACGAGTCTCTATAGCAAGATAGGACCTGTATCTTGTCTATTACATCACCTGCACAATTGTATATCTTGATGTTACCAATATTATCTGTACAATCAAATAGATTATTTCTCCACTTACCATACATGTTGGTATAGCTAATGATATACTTCTCTTCGCATACCTTAGTTAACCTGAGTTCCCTAAAGTTTGGAGCATCTATTAGGTCAATAAGATATACTACCAAAAATGCGAACGACAATGTAACACCAATGCACACAGCAATAATTCCTAATAATTCAATTCCAGTTAAATTTTCCATACTTTTTCCATTATATTATCAACATTCTTAATTCTAGCTTCGTAGATTCTTTCGTTAACTTCATCCACTATCAGTTCTCTATCTAATCTAGAGAACTCTTCACCGATACTATTTAGGATATTATTAAAACTATCACTATCTAGCAAGTTGATAAGAAGCTCTTTATTACCTTGCTTTACTCTATCTGCAGAATTTATAAAGAACTTTCGCACATCTTCCCTACTCATCATAGGCCTGAGATACTCTATTGCATCTTTTATAGTATCCTCTGTGTTATCATTCTCAACAGATACCCTTTGATAGATGCCGAACAAACACTCTGCAAAGATTAATAGTTTCTGTCTTTTACCAATATCCATACTATATTTTATCTACAATATCGTTAATAGTTCTAACATTATCTTCGTACTCCAGGGTTAAGACTTTGTTAACTACATCGTCTTTCTCACCCTGTCCAGAGATACTATACTTCTCTATAATTCCATTTTCGCCTAGGTATTCTGAGAAGTAGTCTTTTACGTCTTTATCAAATAGCATTTCCTTTACAGTCTCATGCAATCTGTTCCTAAACGACTCTTTTCCTACAATCCCAAGAATATTCCTATTAGAGTCAACTAATCTCTCCAACAGTGAACCTCTAGTGCTGAATAATGTTTTCTTACACTCTTCATAAATTTCTTTTATTTTCTCTTCTCTCATATTAAAAAATTGTTAATGTTATTTTACTTATATAAGGGATTGAAAGGTGTAATTTTGCTATTCGGTCGGCTTGAAGTTCTTATAAGTGTGAAACAATTAACAAAATCAAATTAGTATGAATAAGAACTCAGTGTACGTAATTAATCAGCCAAAGCACTCATTAATTACATTTATTAAGATTGATGAAGGTTCTGAAGTTAATGAGGACGTCCATAATAAGATTGACTTGATACAGGGGGTTAGTGATATTATGTTTATCTTTGATCCTAAGGTTATTAATAAGATTGATCCTTTTAAATTCACAGAGCTCTATCAATCTGCAAGTTTTATAGTATCCGATGGTAACTTACATAGGACCTTGTTTGAGGCTTTCTTATATGCAAAGGAAGTATATGAAACTCATGTATCTTATATAGTTACTGATCTCCTCAAGCTTGGTAATGTAGTGCTAGGTAAAGAAGAGCTGGATAACATAATAAAACTTCATGTTAGTGCTCTTGAGAAACCTATCTGTAAAACAAGGAGGTCTACTTTTGAAGAACTTAGGGCTATCTATACAGTAACAGAGGAAGATAGTAATAAGGGCGGAGGTTTATTTAAGAAGAGTAAAGAGGCAGTACTAAACAATGAGGGTAGATATTATACTTGGACTTGTGATTCTGACTTAGTGTTTATTAGGAAAGCGACAATAGATCTTATTCTGAAGGAGTATGAGATTGACAGAGAGAATCCAGACAGTAAGATCAATGATATTCTCGACTCATTCAAAGATTATACAGACCTAGGTGATATGTTAGTTTCTTATCTTAAACGCTTAGGTGTAGATATGATTGAGAAGAGCATTGAATCTATTAAAGATGTTGGTGACTTGAAATATGATAAATAAGATACTAAAACAGAAGGGTAGAAATAATAAGTACCCAGATGAAATATGGACATGGAGATTAGGTGAGATAGTTCCTGAGTGGTTGTCTGATATTGCGAAGGTATCTTATCTCGAGGGTCAGGACGGAAATATTCAGCTCGAAGTAGTTAGCTCAAGTACTGGTGGATATGAGCTGAAAGAATCGAGCGGGTTAAACGTCCTAGTAAAAGCGAGAGGTAGAGAAGATTTTATTTGTATGGGAACAGATAAGAGATCTATTTTCTCACTTAGCCCTCTCAAACTAAAATTATTATATAATGACAACTGATAGAGAAGAACTTAGTAAGAAAATAAACGACCTTAGTAATTCCTTAGAGCAGGCGAGACTAGAGCTTGATGCAATGGATAAGGAAGAATACAAAGAAGAGTGCAATAACTATCTGATTGAAGAAATACAGAGGCAATCAATCCTGGGTGAAGAACTGAAACTAGACTTGACAGAAGGATTGGAGAATATTAAGGAAGTAATAAATAAGCTACTATGTAATAAAGATGATGAAGGGGCAGCTGATTTTGGACTAGCTA